GCCAGGTCATAAACCTCTTCGGCAGTGACATCGCTGTTCAGTCCCATTTCATGGCGATATATGATTTTTTCTACTCGTTGTTTTGTGATCGTCATTTTTGCTCAACTCCCTGTTCTTCCAGAAAAATACGCATAGCCTCAAGCATCTCTTCGGTGTCATACGGTGACAGCTTGTCACGCAGGATGTGTTCAATGCTGTTAATAAACTTGCGGATTGCTTTGCGTTCAATTTCAGCCAGGAAAGCATCGGTGGCTGGGGTTTTGATTTCGTTAAGCGCATCACTGAATCCACCACGCTCCATACCTAGCTCTGCTTCGTAATCGGCATCGAATGCAGCGTCTTTGCAGAACTTCTTCATCCCCGCACTCTCCGCTGCCAGCGCCGCGCACTTGGCCTCAAGGTTATCAATCGTGATTCCAGAAGAACGACACTCCCGCAACGCCGTTTCTAGTTTTGATTCAAGTTCACCGAACTTACGGACAAGATATTCAGCGTTTGTTTCGTTAACCTTTAAATCTCGGGGGATGCATTTACCTTTCAGAAATCCATCCATCTCAATTAGTGACATTTGTTTCATTTCTTCCCACTCCGCAACATCGCATTCAGATATTTGTTTTGATTTACTGATGGAAAAGAATTTCTCTTAAGCAATTCCTCTCTCGATGGCATTGGCTTTACGCGTTGGCGAATAATCATTTCTGCCGGAAGAATGCCGGGATTGTATGCAAGTCCTCTCATGATTTACTCTCAACGAACTGGTCAATAGCCATGCTAAGTGACATACCTAAAGTTTCGATATGCTGCTGAATATCCTGTAGCGTCTGCGCCTGAGATAACAGGATTTCACGGTTGCATAACTCTTTAACCAGATGCTCAAACTTGCTGTAATAACCGATACGACTTAGTGTTTCTTTCCCTGCATTCTCGCCTTCTTTGATAATTCCTCTTTCGCTAAGAATCAGGTCGTGTTTGGTTCCGGTAATAACGTATTTTCCGAGGTCGATGTTTAGCTTCATTGTTAATTACCCCATGTTAATTTATTCGTATGCCTGCTCTTTCTTCATCGAGTTTTTTTAGCTTGTATCGCATAGCTCTTACTGAATAAATTGAGCGGCAGGTTGCAATTGCTATTTCTTCTGCGGAGAACTTACCGAAAAGTGATACTTCGGCTCTTGTCCATCGTCTTCCACGAAGTCGGCTAACAATGTCAGCGCCAATCCTTGTTGCTTTCGCCATTACTGCTTTTTCAGTCCTTTCCAGTTTTTCAGCGATAACTTCAACTGGCATTGTCGCCGCTACTTCGCGCAAGAAATCGACTTCCCATTTCTCCCATGGAGTCTTTTTCATAGGCGATACCGTTATTTGATAAGAAGTGAAGGTTTCCCAACCTTGATTTGAGCACCTGGGATATTTATTCCTGCTTTTAGTTGGTGCTTGATTGCCAACTTGTCGGCTTTAATTGTCGTTTCAAACTCAACGTATTCAGGAGGAATGGCGCTTGAGTCGATGATTTCTACAGTTTCTGACGGTTTGCGGATTGTTACCTGGTGAATACCTGCTCGAATCTTTTTCTTGCCAACCATTTCAAGCGATGACGCTATATATGCCATAATGCTATCAATCTTATTTTGAATTACTGCTGCTCGTTCATTCAGTGACTTTGCCTCGTCCTTGAGGCGTTCAGCATAACCAGATTCATTTTTAATAATGGCAAGAAGTTGCTCTATTTTATCGGTAAATTCTCCTTCCATGCCTTCTATTGTGTCAGCAATCATCTCTGGCTCTAAATCTGAATCCATCAGCTTTGCGTATTCATTGGCTATTTCATACAGTTTGCTCACTGGCAACCTCCAGTTTCGCTTTGCATTCTATGTAAATGGCTTGTACGTTCTGCTGCAATTTCATTCCAGATGTCAGGCGATATGCTTCTGCAAAATATCGCTTCAAATCATCCATGTTTTCTGCCTGAGCCATTTCATCGCAAAGAAGTTGTGCTTTATCCATTATTTCCTGCTGGCGTTTCCGTTCATCTTCGCGGATATCTTCCTCTGATTTGTGCGGCATAACTGGTTCAGTCCATACACCTTCTTCTTCGTTTAGTACGTGAATAGCACTATCAAGACGTGATGCCTTAGGCCAATACTTGCTTGCACGCTTTACGACCGTCTTTCGTGCCATCTCATTCCAGTGATTTACCCATGGTCCTTTATCGCTGAATGCTGCCTTGCTTGTTTTCCTTACAGCCTCAATTTCAGCCAGACTCATCTCTTCCGTTAGATAATCACCTGCTGGCGTCTTAACTGTGCAGTAAACGCCAACGATATCACCACGATCACCGAAGGCGTTGTATTTATGGGTTGGTGATTTATCAAGCCCGTTTGACTCATAGGTATCGTTAGCATGAACAAGTTTTGCCTGACCCCATGAGATAACACCAGACTCCATTGCAATATGGAGCAATCCCATATAGCTGATATCAAGGCAAACAATGCCGTCGCGCGGAACTAGATAAGCAAGTTTGCTGGCCGGGTTTAAGGTGATTCCGATCGCCGCAACATTGATGATGGCGTTCTGTGCGCTGGTTGGATTTGCCAGTGCTGTTTTAGCCAGGTAATCGTTTTTCTGGAAATACTGAATTGCAAACTGGCTTTCCTTAGCCCATGTCACCGTCTGTTCAGTCAATGCTCCGCAGAATAACTGCTCTTGCTGTTTAACGAATTCAACGATATTGCTCATGCTGCTTCTCCATAAATATGTCTGCGTTTGAATATTGCGAAGGCATATTCAGCCTTAACTCTTTCGGTTATTGCATCCCAGAACCATTCAGCGGCTTTTTCCTGATAGTTACAGTCATCATCTTCCAGCCAGTCGATAGCGTCCTTAGTGTGTTCATCTGGTTTATATGAGCGAAGCATTTCGCTTATTGGGTCGCAACGTTTGCAGAGGCGATCAACTTCACTGTTGATTCGTTCGTAATCTTTATCAGTAAAACTTGCGATTATTTGCGATATTTCACGCTTATCATTCAGAGTCAGAATCATCATCTTTCTCCTGTTCTTTGTGCTGATTGAGCATTTTGTTCATCTGACGAATGAATTCTTCGTCTGACCAGTTATCTGTAAAACTCATTTCCTGCGATACCACGGAAGGTTGATAGCTGATTTCATCGCTTTATTTGCTTCAAGCCACATTTTTGAATCACCAATAAATCTGGCTATTACTGCTTTGTTTTGTGCAGCACGAAGCATCTGGTGATTGATGGCTATTTCATTGCGCATAATAAGACCTCAACTCTTTTCCATCCGTCACGTAATTTACGGGTGATTCGTTCAAGTAAAGATTCGGAAGGGCAGCCAGCAACAGGCCACCCTGCAATGGCATATTGCATGGTGTGCTCCTTATTTATACATAACGAAAACGCCTCGAGTGAAGCGTTATTGGTATGCATATAAAAAGGCCCTCACACTGGAGGGCAAAGAAGATTTCCAATAATCAGAACAAGTCGGCTCCTGTTTGGTTACGAGCGACATTGCTCCGTGTATTCACTCGTTGGAATGAATACACAGTGCAGTGTTTATTCTGTTGTTTATGCCAAAAATAAAGGCCGATTATGCGGCCTCGGAAGGAAGTCCAATCATCTTATTCAAATCTTCTACCCGTAAAGCAGGAAGTGCTGCACTTGCTTTATCTGCTTCTTTTGGTAGCAACTCTTTGCTTTCAGGCCAAACTTCAATAAGTCGCTTAACTGTTGTGACTGAGTTCAAAGCAGCCCATACGTTTGATTCTATATCCTTTTTCCTGGCTTCAAGTTTTTGTTGCAATGCGCAGATTTCATCAAACCTTTTTGTTATTTTGTGTTCTGCGTCAAACATGCATTTATCTTTGTCGGGGGTAGGGAGCAATATATCTTCACCGTTGCCGTCTTTTCCGTATGAATGCCAGCCAACCCTTCTTCCAGATACAGTCAGATAAATCGAACATGAACTGACATCGCATGAGTAAAATGAACATCCCAGCTTTTGAAGTTCCTCACTTGCAGCCATTAACTTTGATGCCAGCTGGTCCACTCCTTCGGTTTTCTTTTTCCCGCCAAACGCAATAACTCTGGCGTCAAGTGCAAGCTGGTTCTTTAACTTTGTTACTTCTTCAAGTTCAGTGAACACCCCGGACTTAATTAAAGCGTTACGAGCGATTTCCTCTTTCATTCTCGTAGTTAAGCGGATTGATGACATATTAATTCCTCTCAAATAAGTGGTTTGCTGCCTAATTTCATTTTCTGGCGACCAACACAAGTCATCTTGCTGTCAGTTGTTTGGATTTACGGTAGCCTGCAGCGTAAATGGCTACGTTTGGAAGACAAGTTGAACCTTCATATTTTCTGGTCAACGTTGTCAGAGTTATAACTTCTGCTCTCATTGCTGGTTTGCGCTTGCATTGCAAGACCACTCGTGAAGGGGTTGGCCTGTGTAGCTTGTCGGAGCTAATCGACTCCTGACTTTGCAGGTTTGCGCGACGAGCTCTACGGCGAGAAGCTGCGGTGCCTTTAAATTCTGTTTTTCTGGACATAGATTCCTCCCGAATAAACTTTGGCGATGCAATCTCGAAGCTCCTCCTGAGACGGTTGCTTCGGCATTGCATCCCACAGCTTATGTGGTTGGGTGATCTGGCTTTTCAGCCACGTAGTCGAGTGTTCGACGTTGTTTAAAGAGCCTGCCAATCTTTTCCGTTTGGCTACCAGCGTCCTGCTGATGGAAATAATAGTCACATATTGTGATTTAATGGTCAATCACAAAATGTGTAAAATAAGGGTGTGACACGTTATGTGTATGATTTTTTTGTGTAAATAGTTTTCCCCGCGATGGGTTTGCTTACTTAAGGCGGGGGAAACAGCAGGATGGTGTGCTGAAAAGTTCGAAAAACGAGCGAAGTAGGTGGTGACGAGATGGCGGGATATGGGAGTTGTATTAAGAATTATAGTAATTTAATCAGAGGCTTGGGCTGGCTGGCAGGTGCTGTCCTGATAGTTATGTGCAGGCAACAAAAACCCGGCGCTGAGGCCGGGTTAATGCGTTAATGCTGGGGAGTGATTTTTTTGTTGTCTGTTGGCTGGGTATTTTGTGGCGGCGCTTGCAAAGTGGA